AAACACTTTCTCATATCAGAAGAATTACAGACCAAAGAAATCCGTGCATCTGAGTTTCCTAATCCATTAAGTAAACGATTAAAGGCAATCTTTCAAAAGAAAGGCGAAATGGATGGCGACCCAAGTGATGATATTGTGAAGACAAAGTCCAAGTCTTGGGGCGCTCGCAAGTTACATCCTTCACAATCAGCAATTTACCTTGGTAAAACACTAGGCATGGCAGTCGGTGGTGTGAAGGGTGGTGACTTGGGTGCAATGGTTTCAAAAGATAAACGAATACTTGACGGACATCACCGATGGGCGGCGACCATGCTTGCAGACCCATCAGCAAAGATTACAGGCATTGAAGCAGATTTGGGTATCGGAGATTTGGTGCCTGTGCTTCGTGCATTGGGTGACTCTATAGGTAATACACGCCGTGGTGAACCCGCAGGTGGAGATATTAATATCTTCAAAGCAACAATCAAAGATGCAATGGAAGCATTGACCACCGGCAAGAATATGCATCCAAAATTTTATGATAAAGAAAAGTCTATTGCTTGGTTAGAAAGCATTGGTGGTGAAGAAGGCCTTAGGACAAGACTTAAAGATATACAGAATCATCGACCACCAAAGGGGGCTCCGCCCCGTATTGATATGCCAGTCATCGATTCAGACAAAGGCGATGAAAAAATGGCAGCAGATAAACTACGCAAAGGTCAAATTGATGTAAGGGCACCATACGCAAAATGAAAACCTTTAAACAACATATGCTCATGGAAGCAGACACTTCCGCATCCACTGATATGGAGGCGGCAATTTGTATTGCACATAATATGAAATTTGGTCCGGCAAAGCGTGATGCAGTGTTCGATGGTAAAACATGGGGCGAGGAAGAACTTGTGGCCGCCGAACAAGCAGGCATTATAGTCGGTGCAGTACCACATAAGAATCTTACCAGTGGACAAATACAAACCGCCGTTGCACTTGTTAACGATAGTAGGTATCCCAGTGGTATTGGATATCTTACACATTCAGGTAGAGGCATGGATGGGACGGATAACAAATACCCAACACTTTCAGAAAAGTATGGTACTAGCATCAAGGCAATCAACAAAACACCAAAAACAGATATTGCAGGTACGAAATCTGGCATGATATCGTTAAAGAATGGCGATAGTGCAAGACTCATGGATGGTAAATCCGATGAAGCAAAAGGAGTTGTCCACGCCGGTCTAGAACACTTAGCATTAAATGAACCAAAAACAATTGTCAAGGGGTTGGGCGCCGCCGTGGACATCTTAGGCAAGCAAATGGAAGCAACTAAGAAAGAATATTCAATGGTCATTGGCGCCCCAGGCAAGAAAGCAGGAGCAAAAATCGCAATCGGTGATTGGTGGATAAACTCCGAAAAGAAAAACTCTAGGCGTTTTGATGAAGTAAAAAAAGCAATGGGAGTTAGAAGTTGGCCAAGAAAATGGCCAGATACCAAAGAAACAAAACGCAAAATTAAAATGAGAGGGGAGAAAAGACAAATAGAGATGACCCCCAAAGAATATGGTGAGAGGCGAATCAAAGGCCATTTAACATATGAATTGAAACGATACGGAGCAACACAGGCCAGTGCTAGTTCGGATAGATACAGAATCGGTAGTCCTGACCAAAAATATGATGCGGTATTAAAGTTCAAACCCGTTCCATATTTGAGTTATGATGAATTAGATGACAGAATCAAGACATTTGCGGCATCAACATATAACATGCAACCACATAAAATGAAGGCCAAGTATATCAAAGATGTTTCAAGAGAAGGACTATCAAACCCACAATTAAGGAAAGAAGCAGTTGAGATTGTCGGGGTCGCAATGCAATCAAAACCGTGGGAAGATGCATTGAAATCATTCTTTAGTAATAATGCATCATTGGCGAATTATGTTGTGTTTGAAGCGGCATCGGGATACTTCAAATTCCATGGCACAGCGGCCAATGGCGATTCTCAAGTTAGGTCACCTGTTGCAAATTCAATTATGACATTCGTCCCTAGTGGATTGGGAGAATATCATCCTAGCGTTTGGAACTGGGCAAAAAAACATGGACACCTCATGCAAACCATTAATGTTTCACAGAAAGGTAGTGGAAGAGCAAGATATATGAAAATGACTATTGCGGCGCAAGGTTCTGTTGGTGACCTTACTAGTTCATATAAGAATAACATGACCGATTCAATGAAATTTATGGTAGAAGGTATTGTTGACCGAGAATTAATAGTATTGAATGAAACAGTTGATGAAATTGAGAAACAACTATTAAACGAAGGATGGCTTGGTGATATTGGTAAATCAATTGTCAGGACGGCAGAAAAAGTAAAAGATGCAGTCGCAAACTTTTTTATTAGACTATTTAATAAAATTGTTGAGAGACTGAAACAATTGGTTGATATGGGTGTTGACAAGTTTATGTCATTCATGGGAATAGAATTGTCTGGTGGATATGTAAAGAGTCCGTGGTGATGAAATCATTTAAGCAATACATCACAGAAGCAAAAGTAGTCCGAGTAAAGGACTTGGTTGCATATTGGCAACCTTCTGGTTCTTCAAAAGTGAAAGAAGGAGCGAAAGTTGGTGTATTCAAGGGTCGTGGTAGATGGAAAGAAGTGGAAAAGATGTTTGAAGAAATGAAACCTTCTGGACTACCAAGTCGCATCGGTAGTGTATTCGTTTCACCAACCACAAACAACATTATGTTCGATAAATCAAAACCGATTTATGAAGTGTTAGTCACAGGTAAAGTGTTTTACACAAATATGGAGTTGTTTACCGAGGCAGCAATGAAATGGACGATGGATGCTAAATCGGCAGCAAAGAGTTGGGCAGAAGACTACTGGAGAGGTGAAAACCCTAAACGACCACACGAATATAGTGAAATGATTGTCGATGGTAAAGTCATTGTAAAGGGTGAATACGAACAATGAAATCATTCAAGCAATACATCACAGAAGCAAAACGCATTGAATATGTCTTATGGGGTGTTCCACCAGGCGAAAGGGACGAGGTGGTGGTGTTGGATGCACCAGGCGGAAAACCAATCACGAAATTATCTTCTGCAAAGAAGTACAAAGAAATATTAGAAAAAGAACACGGTGTCACAAAAGTTCGTATCCAGACAATTGATTTTTCTGATGACTTGTCTAATATGTTTAAACAGGCAATAAAATGAAATCATTCAAGCAATATCTTGAAGAACTATGGATTAATCCACACAACGGTGCCAAATATGGCCAAGTTATCTTTTTGGTAGGTGGTGCGGCAACAGGCAAATCTACAGCGATTAAAAAATATATTAATGCTACCATGTATAAAGTTCTTAATCCTGATGATGTAAAAGAATTAATTATTAAAGCAGGTAAGAGAGGATTGCCTGCGTTTGCTGATGTTGCAGGTATTGACCCAGAGACACCAGAAGGTTCTCAAAAAGTACATAAGTTTATGAGAGATACCAAAGTCAGTTCTAAGAGAGCAAGACTAGTGTTGAAGGGAAAAAACAAGAATCAATTTTTACCAAACATCTTGTATGATAGAACATTTTCTTTTGCGGGTGAGTTCAAGAAAATTTCGCAGGGCCTAATTAAAGCAGGGTATGATGCTAAAAATATTCATGTTGTTTATGTGATGACTGATGTAGACATTGCATTGAAAAGAAATAGAGAACGGGCCCGAACACTACCTGATGATGTAATCATACAATCCAATAAAGGTGCTAAGATGAGATTCACCGAATTGTTTTATGGTAGAGCAAATGGTGCAGTATCGAATGGTGATTGGCATATCGTATTCAATCGTGGAGAAAGTGCTATTCAAGTTAAGAGGTCAGGACAAAGACCAGACAAAGTAGGTGACATTGCATTAAAGGTTGCTGATGTGTTAGGAATAAGAAAATGAAATCATTTAATCAATACATTGAAGAAAGCAGGTCCATCTTTGTAAAAGGTTGGACACAGAAGAACAAAATTATATCTGTTACTGGTGAGTTTCATATGTACCATATAAAACAAGTAGTGTTGTTTCCAAGAAAATTTGGATTAAATAAAAACAAGATATTAAAAATCCTCGAAGATGTATATGATGGATGGTCGGCACCAGACCCAGAGAAGGAAGCACAACAAACATATGAGCAATTGGAAAATGGTGTGATGGACAACCAAGAGGACATTGAAAGTTATCTTTACAAAAAAGGTTATTGTTCGTTTGTTATTGATAAAACGCACGGTAGAATCTTTGCCAAGGATGAAAAAACTGGTCGTGAATCCGCACAATTATTAGATGACAACTATTTACCATTTGAAAGAAGTGGATTTAAACTCTTTGAAATTAAATCTTTGAAAGACAGGGATAAATATATCACTTCAAAATATGATTGGTATAACTGGCTAAAGGGTAAGAAAGAAAGAAAGTATGTTTCAAAGATGGCACAATTCAGAGAAGCAGTGGCCACCTACCCCGCATCATATGAAAAGAATCCAATTCTTAAAAAATTGGTTGATAAACATGATGACCCACTTAAATTTGTATTGGATGTCATTACACATATGAGCAAAGGTAAATTGAGACTTCGTAGAATTGGTGTGGCCAATACCAGAGAAGTTGTTGCATTCTGGAATAGTAGGAAGAAAAGACAAATCAAACCGTCATATGTTACGGAAATGCTCGATGATTATTTTATAAATGAGGGTGCCATTAAATCATTTACAGGATTTTTCAAGGATACACGAAGAAAGATTGATATGCGGGGATGGAAAGCAAAAGTTCACCATGGCAAACATCCTGATGTTCCTCAAGCAAACAAAAATGCTACTATTCTTTTTGCAGTCAATCCAAAGACAGGCGAAGAAGAATTTATAGCATTCGGTAAATTGGATGGTGCAGAAATTACAAAACTGATTAAAATGTCCGGACTAAGAAAATGAAATCATTCAAACAGTACATCACAGAAGATGATTCAGTTACCAAAATCACAAAAGGTACGAAGAGGAAATGGTTTGATGTACCACCTTCCAAACTAGGGAAAAACAATGACATCTCTCAAGATATTTTTGACCTTATCACTAAGACCTATGCTCCGATAGGTGGGTATGTAGATTTTAAATCACCAGATGATTTGCCTGCTGATTTTACGAATTGGATTATTAATGATGTTGATACCGACCCCGATGTTGATATTGTTCGTTTCGGTAAGAAGGGGCCTGGTGGATTGAAAATGACAGGCAGTGCTACTGATGGTAGTGCGGCCGCCAAGAAAATTGTGTTAAACAAAACTGCCAAGTTACTCAACACCAAAGGAAATTATGGTGAGATGTCCGATGCTATGGCCCATGTTATGATTACACGATACTCTGCTCCGTTTGTTGGGGATGAAAAGAAAGTCAGAAAACTTTTGCCTGGTAAAGACATTGAATGGGTGGGTGAACATCCAAGTGGCCAATATCCAGGCTATGACGGATGGTATTACCGAAAACTTACAGGTGTTGCAGGGAAAAAATTAAAAATCATGTTGGGTAAACCAAGATGAAAAACCTTCAAGTAATAAGGATGTTAATAAACAAATGATTGGAATATGTGGTAAAAAATGTCCCAGAAATTATAGTAAATGTAATGCGTGTGCAATAGATGATTGTAACACAACAGATGAATATGAAATTTGTATGTGTACCATCGAAGCAGAAACCGAAAATTTGATATTTTTTATGGGTTTTGGTGTGGGTGATACATTTAAAGTATCTGTGAATAATACAACAGGAACAATACTTAAATCCAACAAACCATACAGCGATAATAAGATTGGTATCGATAAGGCCATCTTACAAAAAATGTATGCTCTAAAAATTAATTAAAAATTTGGAAATTCGTAAAATTAGACCCTCAAAAAATCTTATACATATACATGTCCGCCATTGAAATAATTGAATAAGAGGTTATAATAATGATGAGGTCGAGGAGCATATTCAGGTGACACCATCAGAAAAAACGGACTTATTTGTCAAACATGCGAAGAAGGTATGCCGCAAGCACGGTGTGTCTCTTCGTTTTTTTAAAAGCAAATATGTATCCACAGATGGACGGGACAAAGTACAGGGATATTTTTATGAAGGTGATGATGAGGAAAAAGCGAGAGTTGTTATTGCAAAGGGAAATCCTAGAACTGATTGGTTGGGGACTCTATGTCACGAATTAGGACACATGTTTCAGTGGTTAGAATATGACATCACATATGCGGCCCTAGATTATGGACATGAAAAAGGAAGAGATGCCGCAACTGTATACGAGGACTTAGATGAAAATATTGATACCCGTTACGAAGCAATGCAACTTGTGTTGGCAAATGAATTAGATGCAGAGCGTAGGGCCTTGGACTTAATGATTAAATGGGACTTACCTATTACTCCCCTTCGATATATTCAAACATCTAATGCAATTCTATATTATCATCATATTTTTCTTGATACCGGCGTATGGGCATCAAAAGGTACACTAAATAGTCATAGATTATTGAGAAGAATGCCCTCGACATTTGATAATAACTATGCTATAATACCCGATGACATCAAAGAGTTGATGATGTCCATTAACAAAGAAAAACGGACAAGATAAAAAATGCCGACATATGATTACCAATGTAATAAATGCGAACACCAATGGGAAGATTTTTATTCTATGTCCAACATGGAGCAACCCATTAATGAACCATGTCCTGAATGTAAAGAAGAAGGACATGTAATTAAATGTGTTTCAAAACCAAACGGTATTGGTGTTGACCATAACAACCGAAGACAACTTGAAAATCCAAAGGGCCCGATGCGAGAGATTCTACAACGAGTCAAAAATGCGCCCGGCGTTAAGGATACAAAGTGGTCGGGTGGGAGTTCAAAAGAACAGTTCGACTCACTCAGTGATAGATTATAAACAAAGGATATATTATGAATTTTCGTCATACACCCGAATTTGAATTCGGAACACTAGAAACACAAAACGCAAACGGTAAACGACATTATGTTGCACCCAATGGTTCTCTTTACCCATCGGTCACCACCGTAACAGGATTTGAAAAAGCAGAATTTTTCAAAGAGTGGAGAGAAAAGAACCCCGAAGAATCAAAGCGTGTTCTGCGTAGAGGAAATCTCTTACATTGGACAATTGAAGATTACATCAATAACTCAGAAGGTTATATTTCAAACAGAAGTTTAGACACAGTATCAGAAGAAAATCTGGTTGATTTGTTTAACATCATTCAACCATTCTTAGACGAAAATATTAATAATATTGTTGCACAAGAAATTGCATTATACAGCGATGCTCTGCGACTTGCGGGCCGTGTTGATTGCGTTGCTGATTACAAAGGCGTTCGAAGTATTATTGACTTTAAAGGTAGTACTAGAGAAAAGCGTGATGAGGACATTGAAAACTATTTTCTCCAAGCAACTGCATACGCCATAATGTGGCAGGAACTAACCAAACAACCAATTAAACAAATCGTGATTCTTATTGCAAATGAAACTGGTACTGCTCAAGAATTTGTGAAAAATCCTATGGATTATGTTGAACGATTAAAAGAAACTATCGAATCTTATCAAGAAAAATTTGGGAGTGTAACAGTATGACAGACCAACACGATCCGCTCGGCCGGCCGGGCGGGAATGTATTACAGTGGGATGAAAGTAAACGGAAGAAATGTAAAATTACATTTGTTGGTATTGCAAAGAATGAAGCAGAAGCATTACCTAGATTGATTCCAAGTCTCAAGGGTTTTGCTGACCGTATTGTTATTGTTGAAACAAACAACAGTACAGATAATACAGTACAGGTAGCAAAAGACTTGGGCGCAGAAGTCATTCATATTAATTGGCCCCAACCATCGGATTATGGTGAAGCACGAAACATGGCGATTCGTCATGCTATGTCAAAGTGCATGACAGAGAAACAAAAAGGTGATTGGATTGCCATGTTTGATGTTGATGAGATTCTTCACAACCCCGATAAGGTTAGGTCAGCACTTGAGCAAGTACCAGAACAAGTTCACCTAGCAAGTTTGGAACACTGGACAGCGGCGGGACATAAGTTTCCAAGAGCATGTATTTGGCGGCCGGGTAAAGGTAAGTATCACTACCGTGTACACGAACATTTGTTGAGAGAAGATGATAGTGGTGGAGTACTACACATTCCACCAGAAATTGGTTATCTTGAACACCCCGATGCTATTGGTGCTACCCATGACCACGCTGAATTGCTAGAAGCAATGAAATTAGATGCAGAGAAGTATCCTGATAATGCAACTCGTCAATATTATTATGGGCGACAGTTATATTACAAGGGGGATTTTTCTTGTATAGAACCTCTTGAAGCAGTCGCAAAATATAGTGGGTGGAACGAAGAGAAATGCCTTGCAATGTGTTTCTTAGGACATTTATTTTCACAACATCAGCAACCAGAAAAAGCACACGAATATTATAAAAGAGCAATGGGATATTCTGATAAGGTACGGGATCCATATTGGGGTTGCCTAACATACACCGACCCCAAAAGTCAAGAAGCATATGACCTCGCTGAAAAGGCATTTTCAATTGAACGGTCGATTTATTTTGATTCGAATCCAGGCCTATATAATGAAGAGAGTAATAATAAACTTCAAGGTTTAATGCAACAATGGAAAAAATTAAATAACGACCCTCTTGGAAGACCACAGATAAAAATAGACCCAAGAGAACTTGTACCACCAGTCCGTTTTTAGGAGAAAAATATGATAGAAGATTTAGATGAACAGTCCTTAGAAAACCAATTAGAAGAAATCCGACAAAGAGACGGTGAGGGATACATCGATGCGGTATGTACTCTTTGTGATGATGCCGGTGTGGATCCAAGTTTTGTGGCAAAGCATTTGTCCCAACCTCTTAGAGAAAAAATTCGTGCCGAAGGAGAGGATATGAACCTTCTAAAAAAATCACCACATTTACCAATATAAACTACTTGACAACACAACAATACAAAGTATAATTCACATATAACAAATCGTACATGTCGTACACAAAACAAACAGGAGACAAAAACTATGTCGTTTTCAAATTTAAAAAATCGTTCGAAAGAAACTACGAATCGTCTTACCGAAGAACTCAATAAAATTGCGAAGGGAAACAATGCGTACAAAGATGACCGCATCTGGAAACCAACAACGGATAAGTCCGGCAATGGTTATGCAGTAATTCGCTTCCTTCCATGTGTTGAGGGTGAAGATGTTCCGTGGGCAAGAGTATTCTCACATGCCTTTAAGGGCAAGGGTGGTTGGTTCATCGAGAACTGTCCCACCACAATTGGTGGTAAATGTCCTATGTGTGAAATCAACAACGAACTTTGGAATAGTGGTCTTGAGTCCGACAAGGATGTTGCCCGTTCTCAAAAGCGTAAGTTGTCTTACTTCTCAAATATTCTCGTAGTCAGTGATGCCGCAAATCCTGAAAACGAGGGCAAAGTATTCCTCTACAAGTATGGTAAAAGGATTCACGATAAAATTGTGAGTGCTATGCAACCAGAATTTGAAGATGAAACCCCAATCAACCCCTTTGATTTTTGGAAGGGTGCAGATTTTAAACTAAAAATCCGACAGGTTGCCGGATTTACAAACTATGACCGTTCGGAGTTTGCCGCTCCTAGTGAATTGTTTGATGGTGATGATGAGAAATTGGAAGCATTGTGGAAAACTCAGTATACTCTTAAAGAGTTTACTAGTGAATCTAATTTCAAAACTTATGATGAATTGAAGCGGCGATTGACTCAGGTACTGGGTAGTACGCAAACGCATACTGCTGAAACAGTAACTGCTGATGACTTTGTACGGCCTACAACTTCTGATAATACAGAGAGCAGTGAAGTTCATAATGAATCTTCTGATGATGGTGATGATGCTCTTTCATATTTCCAGAAGTTGGCTAATGAAGACTAAATACAGCGTATTCGTCTATTAGCGGAAAAGGGAGTCCTTCGGGACTCCCTTTTTTATTTAAATAGCATCAATGTCCGCTGCCGTTGATGACATCGAATGGCTATTACTTGATGATTCAGGAGCAACATATGTGTCACCTGAATTGTCCACATAAGTATTACTGGGAGCATTAACAATAGATGATGATGCATTTGTTGTCATGCCTTGCAATTCTGCATTTTCTTTAATGAGTTTTTGTAGTTCGACCAACTCTTGAATGTTTCGTGACATCCGTTCTTCCATCAGTCTGATTTTATTTGGGGCGTGCTTCGCTTGAAGAGGTGAAAGGGCCCCAAAATCCAATTCCTCTTCGATGCGGGCGATTTCATCATCATCACGCACGATGCGGGCTTCTAGTAATTTCTTCTTCTTCATCATTTCTTCGGGTACGAACATATTACTAACTGCTTGTAGTACACCACCACCAAATGGTTTGGTTTTTACTTTTGGTGTCATGGCGCTTGCTAATTTATCAAGGGCCTTAACTTTTTTATTAATTTTGTTTTCGTCCAATTCATCGAGTGCATCGTTTAATTCTTCCATATGCTCACCGAGTCCATCGCTCACATCCATTTCACCCATTTTGGCAACATCGGCCAGTCCGTTCACCACGGCTGTAATTGCTGAAGCGGCCAATTGAAGTTCGGGTCCAATCTTAGCAAGAATTTGTAGAACATCAACAGGACTTTCTGCACCACTCAACCAAGTGAAGAATTCACCAATGGAGGCCATGATACCACCACCTGCAAGGGAAGCACCAAGTTCAACCAACGCACCTGAAATATGACCAATTGATATGGCGACTGCTTTTAAGTTCTCCGCATCCAATGCGGCAATTTCTATGAGAGAATCAACAATCTTACCAATAATTCCTTGAATAAAATCTCCGATGGCACCAATTACATTTACCATCACATCACCCATCGTTCTAAAGAATGGAATTGCTAAATCCATGGCCTCGGCAACAACTTTAAGTGCAGATGCAACGACATACATGGCCGAACCTATGACCAACATTGCGGCGGCGCCTATTAATGCTAATGGTGCAATTGCTCCAAGACCTACTGCTACCGCACCAAGGGCAACTATGGTTACAAGAGCAACTGCAACTGCTTTCCAATTTATTTCGTTAAACATTACCATTGCTTTACCAAGAACCCACATAGCACCCGCAATGATTATCATTGCGGCGGCACCTGCAATTGAACCTGTCATTAGTTTTGTTACTACTGCGAGGGCCGCCATAGATACTAGACCAATTGCTACTCCCTTCCAACTAACACCTTTAGAAAATTGTTGAAGTGCTTTTGCCATTACCCACAGGGCGCCCGCCACAACTACCATTGCGGCCGCACCAATTAATGATTCTTTCTTAAAGGCATTTAGACCCTTGGCGATTCCTTTGAGAAGTCCACCAATACCCTCACCAATAGATTTCATAATTTTAGCAACCATATCAAAGATACCCACAATAAGGTCTTTGATAAATGTGCCAACGCTTTTTAGCATACCCAATAACCCTTTGAATCCGCCAGCGATTGCACCGAATAATCCACCACCTTTAGCACCTTTTGCTTCAACAGCAACAGTACCGCTTTGACCGTCACCTTCAAGGGCCTCAAGAGCGGCAATTTGCTCATCACTACGAATTTTTGCTTCTCTTCGGTCTTGTACTTTATCAAGTTTATCGCCCTTGAAGAATTCTAACATGTCGTTCAAATATCCAGGACTGCGAACACCTAAACCATCACGAAGTAATTCATTACCTTCTTCTATTCCTTCGGCCGCTAGTTGTTGCCAAACAGTTGCCTCTTCATCATCGGGAGATGGACCAAATGTTTCTTCTTGTTGACCTGCGGCCGCCGATTCTTCGGGTGTCGTTTGGAAAGAAAGATAATCTTCTTGCGACTCTGTTTGTTGGTCAAGAGCATCTTTTTTGTTTTTTGTATCTTCTTCCCTCTGTTTTAATCTTTCATTTTTTTGTCTTGCAAGGTCATTTGCTTGTGCTTTTAGTTGTGCATCTGCAAATTCTTTTGCTTTCTTCTTTGCTTCTTTCCTTGCATCCAAAGAAGTCATTCCAAATAATTTCATTCCTCTGTTGAGTAAATTTCGACCAATGCTCTTGTCGAGAACACCAGTAACACTCTTCGTGACACCTTCCATTTTACTGCCAATAACGCCAGGAATGGTTTTTTTCATTTCGTTGATGGAAGTCTCGGTTACTTGAACCATTCCCTCTACGGCCTCACGGTCTGCACCCTCAAGATTTGACATCGATGCCTTGACCATCTTGGTTCGTACGGCAAGTGCTTCAAGTTCTTTCTTATTAGCACCTTCCATGGATCCGGCGATGTCTTCCAATTCTTTTTGCATTAAATTGCCGGCTTCAGATTCTCTACTAACCTCAGTTTGTGATATCGACGCCAATGCCGTCGCCGCAATTAATGCATTTGTGGCCTTTAATTGTTTTTTTTGTACACCAAGGGTTTCACTACTTGTCATATTGGCAGCGGCCCGCAACTTTGCATCTTCACGCAAAGCGTTTGTGGTTCGTTGCAATTCAGTTGTATTATTATCAGTACTCTCGGACATATTGGCCTGGTTATCACTCGCAGCCTGTTGGGCTTGTTGTTGTTCTGCCTTTTCTCTTTTATCTCTTGCTCCGGCCATTTTATTTCCTACTTATACTTTCGATTCTGTGCTTCTATTCGTTCGTTCTCATCTTTAATCCATTGTTGTAACATAGCAACATAAATTTCTCTTTCCCAAGGCATCATATTCTCAATCTCAGTCAAACTATATTTATGATGTTGCATCATTGCGAAGTTCATTTGGTACATGGCACTTAAACTGTTGTGGCAGAGGGCGACCCGAAAAAATCTTGAAGACCCGACAGCGTAATTTCTTTTTCCTCTCCAGTACAAGGGCACTTGTATTTTGTAGTGTACCTAATTTTGGGCATACTTTCAAAGAATTCACTAATTTTAAGAAACTGTTCTTGTGTTAAATTCTCAATAAAATCTATCAATTCTTTTTTTGTGTGGTCATTACCACTAAACATTTGTTCTCCATCATAGATAGAATCAATGCAATTGACAATAACTTCCAACGCAAAATCTGGGTCATCAACACCAACAGTTGGGTCGATTTCTTCTGCTTGGTCCAGACTTGGATATTTCATAATAAGACCAATCGTATCAGTTAATTCGACTTTGTTTGTGTGGCCCTCTGCCTTTACCACTTCTACTTTACTCAAATCAACATTTAATGTAACTGGTTTATCACAATCGGTAGGAGTAAGTATCGGTTCTGCAACCTCACCCACAGATTTTGCTCGGAGATTTAGAAAGATATATTCTAAATCAAACATTGGGTAGTTTTCTGGTTTGATTTTACCCATTGTACAATTTTCTACAATTTGTTTAAGAGAACGCACCATATCTTTGGGGTCTTCACTCTCTGTTGCCATCAATAAAATCTTTTCTTCTTTTACCAAGAAAGGACGATATTTAACTTTCTCTCCTGTAGAGGGGAGGGTTAGTGTGTATGTCGGATTATTTAGTGTTGGTAATGCCATGATTTATTTCCTTTTCAATTCGCTTTAAAAATCTCTAAAATCGCTATCAAAATCGCTAAAATGTTTTTTGTTGAAGGCCCTGTATTCTTCTTCAGACACAGACCGGCCATTAATTGTGTATGAACTGCGTACTGTCCGTTCAACTTTGGGTGTGGGTGTGTTAGTGGCAATATCTGGTGTTTCAACCCTCTCAACCTTGCCTTTATTTGCTCTGAGCATACTTCCACTTTCATCGCCTGGTTGTCCCTGTGTGAGTATATTATTTGTTAATGGGTCATCATAAGATTTGTTTGTGTCACCATATTGTGTTGCCCATTTAGCGGGTGTGGTTGGGTGTGTTCTGCTTCTCCATTTATAGTAAGAAAATTTCACGCTTTGTTTTAGATATTCACCCGAAGCAGTTAATTCTATTGGAGAAACTTCATTGGGATAGACGCCCTCAAATACACAATCGTATATAATATCGTCATTGTCATCCTGTACCCGAACAGACATATCATCAATATAGTTTTTGTAAAAATTGAATATGTTTATATTTGGGTCAAATATTTGATTCATCCATGTCTCAAATATATTTCTTTCTACCATGCTTGGACTAATACGAAATATTAGTGTAATTTCATTCGCAAATGTTTTTTGTGTTGGTATTTTTTTCATAGTCCCCGCACCAATACCATGTTCTGTATCGGTAAGGGTCATGCCAGGGAGAGGAACGGATTCGCACTGAAGGGTTAATTGTTCATTTAATGTTCGGTCATGTTTTGCAAATGCGACAATATACTTGCCCGATTTTACAGGACGAAGGTCGTTTTTGACTCGGCCGATTAAATTATCAATTCTGCTTTCAAGCATTATATTTTATTCCTTGTATCTTTCCACACCCTCTGGGGTGAAGCACCAACAAAAGATTCCGTTGGTAATAGTGATGCGATTGCCCATTCTTCTGGAAGTACCTGTATGATATTTGATTTAATTCCTCGGTTTTTATACCTTTTAATAATTGGTATGGCAGTATTTAATCGTGCTGTATTACGAATTAGGTCATAGTTTATTCTTAATCGAGTAGTTTCATCATATTTATCATTTGACCTATATCTATCTAGGCCCAATAATAAATCTGTTCTGTACTTTCGGGGCAAATAATGGAAATTAATACCCAAGAATCCATTTCGATACATGTTTAAAATAAATACAAGAGGAAATTCATCATAATAGGGTAGTGTGTCTTTTCCTTCTGGTATATATCTGAACATATACATTTTACCTGCGAATTTTCTATTGCCGGGCTGTAGAACTAGGGAGGATTCTTTCATCATCCCCCTTGGGGTAAATTTTCTTGCTCCCCGCTTATCACCATACAGTTCTTCCACCTTATCCCTCAACCATGTAATCCCTTGGCGACTGTTTGGTTCAAGTCCCTTTTTGTTCAATAATGCATTGAATTGTTCGTAAATAGTTTTTCGTTTTGCCATGTAATATGTATAGTCATTTCACCAATTGGTCTTCGGTTAAAATTAAAAACTCCCATCCTTTGTTGTCGGCAAATTCGGTGGCCGCTTTCCATTTAGCGTTATTAATACCCCATGATTGTACTTCTCTAAGATATTTTTTAGTTACTCTAGATTTCTTTTCGGGAGGAGAACAGAATTTCTTTGGCTTTACTTCAATTAAACAGGTTCTTTTGAATCCTTTTTTATCTCTAATATGTACTATAAAGTCCACAAAATATCTATGTTTTTTATTGTCGATTGGTGATACATATGGGACAACTATTTCTTCTGAACCCCATGCTAACACAGATTCGTTGGTGTCACAGTATACCATAAATCGCCTTTCCCATAAAGAACGGTAAACGACTTTTGTTGGGTCACCCAAGTATTTGGATGTATTTTTAGGTTTAAATTTTCCTTTGTATGACATATATAACTATGTATTCCCCCTGTTTTAACGGAGACAATAATGGCACAATTACATAACTCAACCGATAATTTATTTGCCGCCTTGGATGGCGGCCACGCTCAGGACGGTAAATCATCGTCCAATTCTTTGTCATATCCTAGTAATATTGGTACACAAGACCAACATTCTTGGATTTTGTTTGACATATATGAAACACAAAGTGCTAAATTTGAAACTACCAGAGATTCTCAGCAAGTTGGGGCCGCATTAGGTGCGATGGTAGGTGCAACATTGTTGCAAGGTGGGGAAGGTACGGTTGGGGCCATCGCCGGCGCCGGCGCCAAGGCAGCGGCCACTGTTTCTTTAATAGGGAGCATAGATGATTTATACAATGCGATGGGCACCAATGTAGCGGCGGAAAATTCACTGTATACCACACCACAAACAAAATCAAAGCAATCCATTGCATTATACATGCCTGCATCTATAACAAATAAAGATGGGTTTCAATATAGTGATATTGGTATGGGTAAAATGAGAGACATTGCAGGACTTAAAGATGCCGGTGTGGACATGTTTATGAATTTAGGTAAAGGAGAGATACAAGGCCCCGCCACTACTCAAACTCAAGAATCAAAAATGGCGTTTGAACTTGGTGCGTTGGAAAAGGTTTCAGACAGTGCGGCCGCTCTTAGAATGAAATCGATGGGAGCAACGATTAATCCAAGAATGGAAATGTTATTCAAAGGTGTTAATTTTAGGGAATTTTCTTTCGAGTTTATATTTAAACCCGAATCTTTCGATGAACACGAAACCGTTATGAAGATTATTAAATCATTTCGAAAACATGCCTATCCTGAACTATCAGGTGGTGGAAGATTTTATATCATGCCGGCAGAATTTGAGATTTCATATCAATTCCAAGGAGGTCCAAATCCTCATGTTCATAAAATCAAAAGATGCTATTGCACAAACATAGATACCGATTGGACTGACGGTGGTGGGTGGAGAGTTTTACCTGATGGTAGACCCGCCCACATTAAACTGGCATTGTCATTCAAAGAAACCAAGCAAGTTACTAGTCAAGATATCGAAGGGGGATATTGATGTATTTTGGTAATTTTTCGAGAGTATGGTATGACCTACAAGATAAAAATAAATTTGAACTAGTTACAAATATTTTACAACGAGTCGGTTTTCGTAAAAGATTAAAAGACGAAGGTGATTTTTTTATTGAATATGATGTGAAGGATACTGATAAACCAGAAATCATCGCAGATAAAATTTACGGTGACCCAAATTTTCATTGGATAGTTTTATTATTCAATGATTTTATGAATCCTACATATGAATGGGTGAAAACCCCTCAAAATATGACAAATCTTTTATCACACAAATACAAAGGTAATGTATTGTATTTGGAATCTTCTGATTTTTCTTTTGGGCCATCAGATAGGGTTTCTATTGACAGATGGGACGAGGAAGCAGAAACTTGGCAACACATAGGAACTGATTTAGTTTTAAGTACCGATAGGTCTTTACACAAGGTTGTGTTGGCCGGTGAAGCGCCTTATGAAAAAGGTGATTATATTACACTTGATGGTATTGCATTGCCGTCGGATCCTGATGAGGAAGAGGCAATTGTTGAATATCGAAGTGTAAATCCTAACGCTTTTTACGAGAATGTGTCGCATCATCCGCCCGTCATCGTCACACCAACTTTGGAGAAACAACGGGCGGCCGAAGCGGCCGCATCGACAGAAAAAATATGC